TTTTATTAGATAATGGTGCTGAAAGAAGAAAACTAATAAATGAAATTAAATTATCTCAGTTTAATAATGATTCAGCATTTTTAACTGACATAAGTGGTGATTCTTCACCACAGTTAGGTGCTAATTTAGATGTTAATGGAAATAAAATCGTATCTGCTTCAAATGCAGATGTAACAATAGAGCCTCATGGTACTGGTGATATTCTACTCTATGCTGATACGGCAATTGTAGGTGATGCTTCTACTGACTTCAAGTTGCAGCACAGAACAAAAACGAATTCGTTTATGACATTCTTGAATAACGGTAACAATCAATTTACTGCTGATGCAAATATATATCTCAATGCAGATGAAGCGGGCAATGGTAACAGTCTAATTAGGTTGAATGCCCTTAGAACCACACTTGGAAAGTCCAATAGCGATGTTGATTTAACTACACAAGGAACAGGTGATTTAACTCTAAGCACAAACTCTGGAACAAACTCTGGAACAATTAAAATCACTCAAGGTGCAAATGAAAAAATAGTAATTCAACCAAACGGCACAGGAAACGTTGCACTTGGTAACTTCATGTTCAATGTAGACCAAACAGTAGGTAGTGGTCAAGATAACTATGTAATGACTTACGACCATTCAGCAGGTACTATTGGTCTTGAAGCGTCTTCAGGTGGTGGTGGTTCTTCTACTACTGGTTCTTTCTACATTACCGCAGAAGAAAGTAACTGGCAACTGAATGTTGGTTCTTCAAATGGTTTCCATTGGTCTTTCGGTAATGGTGCTGATATAGGAGATGCACCTTCTACTAACGCAAAGAACGAAGGTATTGCATTACCTGTTGATTGCACTTTGAAGTTTATGCACTTAAATTGTGCAAATGATGGTAATGAAACCGCAGGTAACAGTGCTACTGTTCAGATATACAAAGCAACTGCTGCAAATGCAACTCAATCAGCAGTTTCCAATGCTGATATAACCGCAACTGTTGCTACTAATGGACACGGTATATCTGTTACTGCTGATAAGGATATTGATTTCGACAAAGGTGATGTTATTCTATTCCGTTCAACTACGGCTAATCAAGCAGGAATATATCTAGGTAGAGGAACTATATCAGCATACTTTGTGGAGAGGTGATTAAATGGCAGATGATGACTTTAACAACATAACGAATAGCATGGAAATTCTATGGAATAAGATGAGAAGAGTAAGGAATGCATTATTGAGGGATTCTGATAAGTATGTATTACCTGATTTATGGGAACAATATACAGAAGAAGAGAAAGAGGAAGTAGTAAGGTACAGACAAGAATTAAGAGATTGGCCTGAAACAATTGACACTCCATTAAGTTTAGGAAGTAAATTACCTGATAAACCATCTTTTGTTAAAGATGTAGGGACTTATAATCTTAGACCTTAAAATAAGTTACTGTTAATTAGCGCAAACTGACGGACTGAGAGTATTTGAAGTACGGAAAAGTCTGGACTAAAAAGTTAGACTTCACGGTTGCGATACAGGGCATTTGTTTGTCCTGCGGGACTGATTAACATCAGACGAAAAGAACGCCCGTAGAACACACTCTAGTAGCCTAGAACCGGACGTTTCATTATTTGTAGTGGGTCAAAAACCCATGAATAAATTAATTTGAGCCAAATCCGTTTTTTAGCCCAAAATAAAAACGTAATTTGTCAATTTTGCATTTTGCCAAATTTTTTAGAGTTGGCCTCCACAAAGGGCAAGACCTTTTCAGACCATAGAAAGTTACACTCTCTACATTCCCAAATCTTGACCCTTTGCGGAGAACCTACATAAAAACCTAGAATTCTTCTAGGTATCGTATCTTGCCCGCAAGCGGAACACGTTTCTCTAAGAGCCACGATTATTTCCGCCCCAGTCTTGTTGTTCTTCTGCCATTAGATTATCCATGTATTCTTCAATCGTTTGGTTGGAAACTCTATCTCCACTAAACGCTGCAAAGAATAACAGACATACTGCCATTAGAAACAATATCCATACTATCCATTCTATTGTACTCACCAGTTCACCTCAATCTCTTTCATTTCTTCTTCGTTCATATCGAAGCCTTTTACAACTCCGTTATCTATTCCATACTTCCACAAGTCAAATACTAATTCGCAGTCCTTCAAACAGTATTCTGCTACTTCTGTATAGCCACCTGCTTTCCAAACTTTAGGTGCATCTTCGCTATGCATTATCTTAGCATCTTCTAAAGTATGTGTCACTAGATTATTCAGACTATACCTTTCCCCCATAACACTACTTACTTCACGGCTTGTGTCAATATAGGCTCTCTTGTTGATATACTTCTGAATACAGAATATATCTAGTGAATCTCTCAAAACAGGTAAATCAAAACCTGCAATGTTGTGACCAAGAAGCAGACCCCCTTTCTGCAAATGGTCATCTAAGTCAAACTTCAATTGGGATATAGGCTTGACTTCCACATTAGACTTCTTCAATTCATCTACTGCTTTATCAATGTATATTGTTCCTTTATCTCCATCCCATGTGCATACAGTAGATACTTGAAACATATGGGTATTACCCCATCCTCCTATATCATAGGAGTAATTCTTAGTTTCCAAATCTATTGCTAATACATCAGACATACATTTCACTCCGCAAAATCATCGCCTTTACCACGCCATAGAAAAGACCAACGGCTTATACCATACGCTTTCATCAAACGCTTAGTAGTTTTATCCATCACTCTCCGCCTCCCCATAGTCTAGCAATATTTGCTTTCTTATCTTCTTCAGGGTCAGGCATTTTAATGTCCTTTGCTCTCTTTAGGAAGGCAATCATATGGTCGCCTCCACCAACAGATACAATTGAACATAACTCCCAACCTTGCTCTCCTTCTGTATTTAGGTTATCTATCACGTTCTTAGGGCCATTGGCCGCATCGAACACCATAAATTTATTCTCCCACTTCACCATCTTTCTTGTCCTCCAATAATCTTACATAAACTACCCTGTTTATTTTATCTTCTTCAAAATATTCTTCAATCTTGCCCCACCATTTGTATAGTGTTGATTGTCCTTTCTTTGTCTTCTCTCTAACCTTTTGGAATAGAACGTTCTTGTTAACCCATCCGTCTTTAGTTTTCAATTCACGATAAACCGTTTTAAAGACACTTATATTGGCTCTTTCTTCCAGACCCTTCTTCTCTTCCCGTAGGCTTTCATCAAGCCAAGATACGAGGGACTTATAGCACTTCCTAATTAGAGAGGATGCTTGAAGTACATTTTTTTGCGTAACAATGAACCTTTTATCTTTATCAGATATACTTGGGGCTTCTGCTACTGCACACAATATAGCCATCTTTTGAATATGTTTAAGCATTCTGTTAATGAAAGTTTCAACAGATTGAAACACTTCTATTCTACTGCTTTCAATGTATTTCTCCATTAATACACATTCTCTCTCTAAAGCGTCATTTGCATTCTTACTGAACCTCATAGTCTTTAGAGGGTCTTGACCTACATCATCAAATCTTTCTTTTAGAGTATCATATAGTGTCAAGAAGTTTTTGGCGTAAGTTGTTTTAGGTAATGCTCTATTACCAACAACTCCCCAATCTTTGATTAACTGTCTTCTCATTTGCTTCTGCTGATGTTGGGGTACTTCATAGATAAATATCAGAATCCTTTGAAGTACACCTTTCTCAGTAATTACAGTAGTCAATTCCTTTGGGATATATGTAGTAGCATATACAGAACGCCTACACTTACAAATGATAGGGTCTTCTCCCTGTTTTAGTTTCTTACTGATAACCCATGTTTCTCCCCATAGAGTATTCATGAATGTATTTAGATATACGATTGCTTGTTCTTTATGTTGGCTTTGCTTGAATATACCTGAATACTCAAACTCATCCCACATAGCCATTCCTTCACCTTCTAACTGGCCGGGAACTTGAACATCAATTTCCATCCTTCTCATTTGTCCGTTATCATCTTCTACTTCTTCTCTTCTCTTCTCATAAGAACCAATCAACGCAGCGTCGGTATAATCTGTAATATCAAAGATATCAAAATGAGTACCATGCTTTTCATTGATAGTATCGAATGTTAATCTCAATACTGGTAGGAACCAATTAGTCAATGTTGACTTTCCTGTTCCTGATGTTTGCATCCAAAGGAACTGAATGCGAGTATCATCAACATTCAAGTTACTAGGGATAGCAATCATATCTTTACACAATTGACCTAATACAGAAAAGAACGCTAACGCTGCGGGTACATCATTGTAATTAGATGCCAACACCGCATCAGCAGTCCACTTTTCTACAATCTTTGGCAATGTCAATTTATTGCTTTCTGTCGTTGTATTATCATCTACGAAACTGTAATACAGTTCGTCTTCATATTCATTATAATTAGTTTCACTCCAATTCATACTACCACTTTCTCTTCACTATTTAGTGTGTCTATTATCCTCTTTGCTATCGTTGGGCCTATGCCATCAATAGAGGATAACTCATTTACATTTGATTCTCCTACTTCCATAACAGAACCATACTTTTCTATAATTTTCTTTGCTTTAGATTTACTAACTCCCTTGATGGTACATAGCATATCTAATCTCAAGTCATCAGTTGTAATCCTCTTCAACAACGTTGGTTGAATCACACTTCTTTTGACTGGCCTCATCTTGCATATTGTTGTAATTATCTTGGCTGCCTTCTGAGGGCTTTCTACCCAAAACACTTTACAATCAGTATCTAATGTAAGTCTACCAATTGCACCATAGAATTTGTGTTTGAGTAGTTGTTCATTTATTTCCATATTAACATATTTTGGATATGCCATAACCTGATGTAACGAACCGTGTATTATTACTATACTATATTCATAGTGTCTATCCATGTTATCTACTTGATTCCACAACCTTCCATTGAATACAGATTGTAGGAAATCAATAGTAGATTTTGCTTCAAAACATACATCTTGATAAACATAATCGCCTATCTCTATCCATTGTTTCTCAGTAAGTATATTCATTCTACTTGCTTCTGAAATGATGAACTCAGATAGATTAGACTTTTCTCTACTGTCTATTATCAACTTATTCATAGTACCACCAACAATAACTCGTTTGTAATATATGCCGTTATAGATAGATAAAACATTAGCCTTGCTAAATACATTATATCATGTGCATCAATCATGTTATTATCTCTCCTTTCAAATATGCATTACATTTCTTACATCTCAATTTCATCACTATTCCTTTGTATATATCTTTATTACCAGATACTTCTTCTACTTCCCATTCATGTTCTAATGGCTCGCATATCACTCGCAATACCTCCAACACTTACCGGGACAATAACCCTGCGGAATCAATTTGTCTTTACAACTAGGAGCATGATACCCACCATCAACTACAAACTTGACATGATGCCTAGTGGTCTTTTCATCCCAATCTAACCATATGTCTTCTTTGTCTGCTATTGCTTTGAATTCATTTATTATTATCTCCATCACTTCCGCTTTCTTTTCTTCGCTAATGTGTCTTTCTCTCATCGTAAGTATATCTCTATACCATTGTGTTAGATACACTCTTGCATAATGTCCGGGGTTCTCTACCATAATTGCATTGTGTAAACATGGTAGTATTGGTAACTCGCCAACAGGTTTGGGTGCATTGATTTCAATGTCACTCATTTCTATCGGCTTTACTTTCGGCCATTGAACTAACTTACTTCCATACCTAACTTGAGGGTGATTACCCTTCATTGCCTTTTCAAGTATTGAGTCTAGACCTGAATCTAAATCTTCTCTTGTGATAGGAATACAGAAGTACGGGCCTTCGCTACTAAGATTAACTGTGTTAGGAATCCTACGAAGCCTCTTAACTTGAATTCCACTCCTATCCAAAGTCGGAGCAATAGGAGTAAGCGTGGTGAAATACGACTGAATGCTTCTGATATCATCAGCCTGTTCTCCATAAACTATCATATGAAAACCCTTACCACTAAAATACATATTGAAGAATACATCTTGTTCTAATAAAACATCACATACTCTAATACAATCGTAGTAGGCATTTTCTAATGGCTCATCGTGTGCATCAAAATCTAAAAACATTCTGTCTTTGATACAAGTAGAATCAATGGCTGCATCTTCAGCATATTTACCAAAATCATATACAGATGTATAGCAATTCATCTTACCATTAAATGCATTAACCCATACTACGAATTCATCTTTATTGTTTATCTTTAGTCTTTTCATCTGTGGAGCGTTCTTTATGTGACTCCCCGCCCACACTTCTCTCGGAAACTTCATTTTTATTCACCTTAAATTCTATTATAGCAGAATCTAATTCTGCTTTCACTATTATTGCTATTTCTGATTTTAGTGTTTTCTTAACTAAGCCTTGAAAAAATTGACCAAAGGTTAGTCCCTCTTCTATATCAACGTCCCATAGTAAATCAACTTTAGATTTTGCATCTAAGTCACCATAGGTTGTATCTGCTAACTCATCTATAACTTCCGTTATGTTTGTTATCTCATTAAAACTCCAAGTTTTATCTCTCAAATATTCTTTTATCTTTTCACTTAACATATTATCACCATGCCTCGGATTGTGCTGCATCGCATATAGGCATAAAACTACAATGCTGACAGGTCTTGAAGTAATACTTTGTAGGAAACTGTTCTCCTCCATTGTGTTTATCTTCATATGCCTTAATCAATTGAGTGATGCCTCTCATTACTGCATTGATACTGGTCTGTTTAACAGGCTCAGTTTCAATATAATTAGATACAGGATAGTACCATCCCCAATGAGTAATAGGAATGTCCCTATCTATACCTGCATTCTGTAATACATCATCAGGTGCATTATCTACAAGTAATTTGTAGAAGGACAATTCCTTTCTCATGCTTGTTCTCTTGTAATCTTTCCAAGGGCCAGTCTTCAATTCAATGGGTATGTAAGCCCCATCTTCAATGAACATCCTATCTATGATACCTTGTAGGTGAACTGTATAGTCACGCTCCAAGACGCATTTAGGATTCAAGTCCTGTGGAATAAATAACTCAGCATCTAACTTAACTTCGTTTATTACAGGAAGATAACTCTCTAATTTGTTTGCTTGTTTGGCTTCCATGAATCTGTTAGCCTCAAAGACTGATATGTTCCTGTATATATCGGTATATCCGTCAATAGGGTGTAGCCCCATATTGTAATCTACTAATTCGTCATTTGACATATTCTCCGCTTTCTTTACATCGAATATATCAAAGAAATCTTCTCTACTATTGTGTACCGCAGTACCTTTAATCATAGCCTCAGTTGTATCTTGCGGTAGCCTTTCAATATACGAAAACTCGTATTTTCTAGGACACCATTGAAATGAACCAAAAGAAGATTTTGTTATCTTCAAAGTAGGTTCTTCATCTTCTACATTCCATTGATATGTATATTCTCTCATTATTACCACCATTCATCTAATGTCTTTTGTTTTGAATCTCGTTTGATAGGGTCAAGACTCCAACCCATTGCCCTGTAAATTGGCTCGGCTTTCTTTATTATAGATTCTGCATAGTGCGGTAAATCCGCCTTGTGTTCCTCCAACTCTTCTATTGTTGATGCAGAAATGTAAGAGGGTCTTTTCCTAACACCTGTTACTGGATTAACGTATGTTGCTCTTTGAACATCATCTGCTACTCTAAGGAATACATATGAATCATCTATCTTGTTTTCTTCATTTTGGTGATTCCAAATAACACCCTCAATGCCAGAACCAATACTAGGTCTTCTACCCTCTTGTGTCACTACCTCAAGAGGCTGACCACATTTAGGGCAACAAGAATCATGACTATCTCTTTGTGCCTCTTTGTGGGCATTAAGACAATCTTGTATTGATAATTGTTTTTTACAGTTTTTACATTTGTAAGTCAATCTTTCCGGTCTAAATCTACTTCTGTTAATAAGGTACTCCACTGGAACTTTACCTTCGAGAACTGCATAGTATGCTTTCTTTAGCATCCCTGTTATTTCTGCCTCGGTGAATTGACCAACCCACATCTTTAGAATACTCATTTGAGTTTCCTTTGCTAGTTTGGTAATTGATAATCTCTTAGCAGTAAAACCAGTCATTACAAATTCTGGCTCCTCTAAGTATTTACCATCCTTCCAAGATATCAAACCTGCATTTCTATTCTTAGTCATACCCACACCTAGAGATTGATAGTATTTCTCAAACTCTAATGTTACAGGATGTTCATCTAATTCTAACAGATTAGGAAACTTCTGCCTAACATGGTTATTTAATAATTGAAGAGTTGCTTCTGCTTGCTCCATAGGCATTTGAACATAGATAGAATCAGTATGTCCGTACACCACCTTCATTTACATTCACCACACTTATATCTTCTATCTAAACCAAAAGGATGTATAGCACCGCACCATCTACATGCCCTTCTATTTTTCATATCTGACACCATCCTACATTGATGGAGTTAACCACAAAGGCAATAGTACCAGTAATGTAGAATGACATTCTACCATAGAATATTTTATCTTCTCTATTCATAATTCCATCACCTTAAACGCAGCCTCTCTAATTGCTTCTCTAGCACTAGCAGTTATACTAGCAGCCAAATCAACATCAGCCCAACCAAATCCTTGATAGCCAACCACTCCATAAAAGGAGGCCATCAATCTCTTAACTGCTAACTGGTTGTTATTCCACTTAGCATATTCAGAAGGTTCTTTTGCCATATACATTCTCTTCTTATATTCTGTTCTTAGTTTCTTCAAGTCTAATACTGCTTTTGGCAGAAGACCTAATTCATCTGTTCTATAATACTTCCAATCCTCAAACTTAACAGGACTGAAATCTCTTGGTATCAAAACATTAACACCAAACTCAGTTGGTTCAGTAGACTTAGTTTCCCAAGATATATTTCTTGCTATCATCATAGAAGGATATAGACCTGCAAAATCAAATGCAGCCACTCCTAAGTGTAGTCCGTTTGTTCCTTCTGATTCTGGATTGTAAATCATAGCCCCTTCATATTCAATCCTTTCACCTTCTTTATCTCCTGTCGGTGCTTTCCAAGTAGCATTACGCATGAAGTAAATACCACCCATATTTGATGCATAGAAGCAAGCATCAAAAGGAGCAACAATCAAACGTTGAAGAGAAAGTATAGCCTCAGAAGTATAGTTTTCTTCATCTATTCTTACAATCAAATCAACATCTTTCTTTGCATAGTCAAGATAGTTTTGAGTATCTTCTAACCATCCCCTAGAAAAGAATTGGTTCTTATCTGGGAACCTTTCACTAACTAGTTTCTTTTCACCAAGAACATTCTCAGATACATAGTCCAATGCTAAAGAAGGTAGTGTTCCTCGTTGTGCATCATTCCATTGTCTTTCAAACGCCAAGTCAAGATTTAGAATAAGCCTACCTCTAACTGGTTGCTCGATAGGAGTATAGTTCTTAACTGATTTACTCAGTTTAACACCATCAGAATAATACACTCCTTTCACATCATGACAAGGAGATATTGCTCTTGGGTCAATACCATTCTCTTGTAGTCTTTCTATTAACTTAGGCAGGTCGAACTTTGAACCGAACCAAGCAATCAACATATCAGGGTCTTTGTCAATTATATCATCAACAAAGGCAGACAACATCTTTCTTTCAGAATCAAAAGGCTTTGAGTGTCCTTTCACTTTTCTATTAATAGAATCAGGTTGCCACCAATATACCTTAGACTCTTTTGAATAATTATCATAGTATGAAATACAAGTAATAGCACCATCATGGGGGCCACGTTGTTGCCACTCTAAATCCCAATAGAACTTTCTTAGTTTATATTCTGGTAGGTTTGTTAAACAATCTATGGCGTACCGATAATGAAAGGGTACGTCTGCCTCAAAAGTTTCAGACCATTGCTTACGAAGTTCTCTAGTATATCCGGGTCTTGGTGGAGTCCATGTCACTTTCTTCAAAGCCCTACCATCAAGAGATACAGAACCATCAACAGTATAATTAAGATTGATTCTAAACGAATCCTTTCTACCGTTTACATACTCGGTGATATTAACACCGGAGCGTTCTGTTTCATTTGCTAAGATGTAAAAATATGGATTGAAGTCTGCATAGCCTACTTCCGATTCTAATCTTTTATTGTTCTCATCTCTCCATCTAAGAACAAATTTATTCGCATTATCTATTGCAGTAATTATCATTATATCATCCTCTAATATAGGGTGCTACTATTAACTTTCTATCTGCTCCACATAGTAGTATTGGAGCATCGTCTTTCAAGTAAAGGTACATTACACCAGAACAAAACTTGTCTAGTGGTGCTGAAAACTCTAGTGTTGAGTCTTCACCTTCACAAGAAATCACAGGTATTGTAACCTTGTAATTCTCAGTTTGATGAAAGTTGACAGAAGACAAACTAAACTCTCCGTCACCAACATTCAACCTGTAAGTTGCAGTACCTACAATCGCACAGTTTTTGATAGCATCTGCTAGAACACTACCTTCTACTGCTATCTTTGTTTCAAACGTGGTTCTACCAAACGTAGGAAACTCATCACTTGCATGATTGATTTCCATAGCAACAATCTTACTGATAGCAGTAATACCCGAATGCTCTACTAGCAACGGTATCTGCGCTCTTTGTGATTCTGTCTTTAGAATAACATTAGAAGCAGTAATCGTAACATGCATATCATCATACTTGAAAGTCTTCAGATACTTCTGTACTCTCTCTACTTCAAAAATA